TTATAAAGAACACAAACGTAGTGTCGAAGACACAAACGTTGAAGACGAATGGACATTAGCTCCAGTAGAAGAATTTAGAAAAAGAATAGATGAGATACAACAGGATCTTAATTACAAAAGTACAGAAGTAATTACTAATGAACAAGAATATATATTTGAAAGAGATGTTTTGAAATTATGAGGTGGTATGAATGGATGAGACAAGTTTAAATAATCCTCTTAGTACTGCTGAAGAAGATTGGGAACTTGAGAAGAGTATTCCACCAGCAAAGTTAAGAGCTGTGAATTTATACTTAACAGGTTCATATACTTACAACCAGATAGGAAAGATTATAGGAGTTACAGGATCTACAATAAGTAAGTGGTTGAAGTCTGAAGACGTTATTAACGTTATGAGTAAAGTTCAAGAAAGAGAATTAGAATTATCCCGTCTTGAATTAAATAACCTTAGGCATAAAGCCATAGGAACTATGGAAGATCTTCTGAACTCTACAATGGAACAGGTAAGGCTTGGAGCTGCTAAGGATATATTAGATAGAACAGGTTTGAAAGCTGTACAAGAAAAGAGAATAGAACAGAATGTTACAACCACTACTCACGTTAAAAGCTCTCTTGAAGAATTAGCAGATTTATTTATAGATGCTGAAGATGCAGAGGTAATTGAAGATGAGTAAGGTTGAGAAACTTCTTGAAAAGATTAAAACTGATAGAAGTTGGTATATGGAAAAGTTCTTGAAAATAAGAGATAAGAAAGCACAGATTGTACCGTTTAAACTTAATTACGCTCAGAGAGTATTCTTAGATCATATTGAAGAGGACGATAGGAAAGGAAAGCCAAAGAGATATATTATTCTGAAGGCAAGACAGTTGGGAATGTCTACTTTTACTGAAGGATATATTTATCATGCAACATCGACACAAGAGAACGTAAGTTCCTTGATTATTGCCCACGAAGAGAAAGCTACTTTGAATCTGTTTCAGATGTCAAGACTCTATTATGAAGAGACGCCTCTTGCAATAAGACCTATGAAAAAGTATTCGAATGGTAAAACTCTTTGGTTTGAAAATCCTACTGTAGACGAAAAAGAGAAGCTGGATAATCCAGGTTTGAGAAGTAAGATAACTCTTGCAACAGCAGGTACATCAGATACTGGTCGTTCAAACACCTACCACAATATCCACGTTTCAGAGGTAGCGTTCTTCCCTAATGCAGAGAATACAATGCTTGCCTTGATGCAATGTGTTCCTGATGAACCTAATACTTTTGTATGTTTAGAATCCACTGCAAATGGCGTAGGTGGATACTTCTATGAAATGTGGCATAAGGCTGTGAATGGTGAGAATGACTTCACTCCGTTATTCTTTCCATGGCATGCAGACCCTAACTACTCAACTCCTTTTGAAACAGAAGAACAGAAAGAAGAGTTCATAAAGAAAGTAAATGCTGTTGAAATGGATGAGTCGGGAAGAGCAAGACATACTGAAGAGTACCAGCTAATCCAGCAGTTCGGAGTTACTTATGAACAGTTGAATTGGAGAAGACGTAAGATTGCAAATGATTGCGGTGGAGACTTAGATCTCTTCCATCAGGAATATCCTTCAACTCCAGAAGAAGCATTCATTGCATCTGGTAGACCAGTGTTTGACACTCGTTCTCTGAAAGAATATGAGATGAATTGTGTTGAACCTGAAGTGATTTGTAATCTGCCAACAAGAGCAACATCCAATCCTAAGCCTGTCAGAGACGATAAGGGCTTGATTAAGATCTGGGAGACCCCACAGGAAGACATGAACTATACAATTGGCGTAGACGTGGCTGAGGGGCTTATAGAGGGTGACTACTCTGTAGCAACAGTAATGGATGATGAACTGAATGTTGTCGCAAAGTTCAGAGGTCATCTTGATCCAGACTTGTTTGGTAAGTTGGTAGTAAATCTTGGTTACTACTACAACGATGCTTATCTTGTAGTCGAAGTTAACAACCACGGTTTGACAACAATCAAATCAATAACAGATGAAGAGTACTGGAATATCTACTATACAAAAATGTTTGATAAGTTGAATGAGCTTGTGACAAAGAAGCTGGGATTCACAACAAACAAAAGAACCAAGCCAATGATCATAGATAAATTGGCAGAGTACATCAGAGAACAACATATAACAATGTGGGATATAGACATCATCATGGAATGTTATACTTACGTAATAGATGACAAAGGAGCAACAAACGCTCAGGAAGGTTGTCACGATGACTGTGTCATGTCTCTTGCATTAGCACTGCAAGGTATTCTTGAAAAGCGTGGTGAGAACTATACGCCAGAGATACCTTCAGAACATATGAGTTATAGAAAGAGAAAAGAAAACTTTGATATACCAGAAATAATAGATCCGTTATTTGAAGACGTGGAAGAAAGTGATGGAAACGTCATAGATGCATTCCACGAATATACAATTTAGGAGGTGAAGACGTGTCAAGGAAAAGCAAGGAAGAAAAGAAAAAGGAACGAGCAAGGAAAATAAGTTCAATTATAGATAAGCGTTTTAAGGATGCAGTAGTCGCTAAAGCACCGTATACTGAACGCTGGATGACATACCTTGCAGCTTGGGATGGTACTTTGTATGAACACCAGAATGTTCCAAGCTACAGAACACAGCACGTATCAAACTTCATCTATTCTTCTATTGAAAGTATGAGACCTATCTTGTTTGACAACAATCCAAGATTTGAAGCCATACCAGTAACAACAGAAGCAATGGACTACAGCAACGATGTCACAACAATGCTAGATTATGAGTGGGAAAGAACGAACATGCAGGAAATCCTACTTGCGAACTCTGTCTACACTTTTGCATTAGGAACATCAATCATATTCTTGCCATATACTTATGCAGACAAGAAAGAAAATGGTATTGACGGTGATGTTGAACCTATTCCAGTATCACCTTTCAATATATATCCAGACCCGTTAGCAACGAGCGTTGAAGATGCAGAGTACATTATCTACGCTCAGTACATTCATGAAGCAAAGCTGAAGCAGAAGTATCCTGAATACAAGGAAGACATTCATGGATCTCACATCAACCATTCGGAATTAGTAAATGATAGAGACCGAAACTCAAACAAAGATGATCAGGTACTTGTTCTTGAAATGTGGTGTCGAGATTACAGCGTCAGTGAGGAGGTGGACGAAAATGGCGAAGCCATCGAAAAAAGGAAGTACCCGAATGGACGAGTTATTATCTGTGCTCCAGAATTGGAACTCGTCTTTGAGGACAAGCAAAACCCATACAAGACAGGACGTTTTCCTTTCTTTTTATTTAAAGATATTGACGTCCCGTTTCAGTTCTGGGGTGAAGGAGAAGTCAAATGGTTGCTCTCGCCTCAGAGGCAGGCTAACGACTTATATAACCAAATTATTGACAATGCCAAGTCGACAGCGAACATGCAATGGATCATCGACAAAAACGCAGGCATAGCAAAAGGTGAGTTAACAAATAGACCTGGTCTCATCATTCGTAAGAACCCAGGAACAGAAGTTAGAAGAGATACTCCACCAGCAATGCCAATGTACGTACAACAGATGATTGATGTTTTAAAAAATGATATCGAGGTTATTTCAGGTATTCACGATGTTACAAGAGGACAGACACCATCTGGAGTACAGTCAGCAGCTGCTATTGTAGCTTTACAGGAAGCAGCCCAAACACGTATTAGGTTGAAGGAACAGCTTCACGAGAACGCACTCGGTGTTATCGGCACAGAGTGGGTTGAACGTATAAGGCAGTTCTGGAAATTTAATAGATTAGTCCCTAAGAAGACTGATGCATCTTCCAAATTGGAAACAGCACAGCTTAACGGGATCGAGATGCAGATGAATGTGACTGATGAGGAAATGAATCATTATGAACTCATCGACATTGATCCAGACATCCAGTTAAAGCATACCTACCGAATTATGGTAATCGGTACTTCTGCACTCCAGCATTCTAAAGCATCAATGTTGGATCAGTTAACGAGATTAGCCCAGACTCCAGCAGAAGACGGTATGCCACTCATTCCAAGAGAAGCCATTCTTGATTACTTACCAGGGATCAATAAAAGAATGGTTCTCCAGTACTTCCAGAAATTAAAACAGGAAGCACTCCAGAGAGAGCAGCAGCAAGGAATGGGAAATGAAGCTATGCAACAGCTTCAGATGATCGCTCAGCAACTTCAGCAGTTAATGCAGCAAGTGCAAGGCTTACAGCAGAGAGCCGATCAGCAAGACCAGCAAATGAGAGACGATCAGATTAAGATCAGTGGCTATCAGCAGGGATTATCAGATAATGCTGGTATGCAGTTAGGTGCTCAAATGCAGGGACAGATCCCTGGACAGTTATACGATGAGATGGCTATGATGGATGATGAATCGTTAAGCGTTATGCTTCAGTCACATCCAGAACTTCTCATGGA